ACAGGTACCACCGCGCAGCTTGAAAGCACAAGCTGCGTTCCTGAAATTACCTCCCCCCTCTGCTGCCCAGGCCAAGCTGCAAGGCTTGGTCTGGGAGGCCCTCTTGGCTGTGTGTGCAGCTTATCGCCCCATGCCCTCGTGGGGGTCGCGGTTCGGCAACAAACGTTGCATTGAACTTCAGCGACTCGCGCTTTGGGTAGTGCGGACGATGAGCTGCCAGGGAGCCGGGTCGACCATTAAGTGGTTGAAAGATGCGGCGGCCGGAGCCCGAAACACTTGTGTTTCTGGAGCACCGCTGCCGCCATCAACTCGCTTCTTGGTCAGGAAGATCCTGATTGGTGACACCCGTAGGGAGTCACTCGACCAGTTGAGCTTCCTTTCCCGATCCCTGCCGGAAGGGGACTCCGTCGTTGAGTCCAGGACCTTGATCTCCCACCGGGAGAACATGTCCACAACCTTCCACACAGATGCCAATCTTGTTGCGGACGCCAGGAAGTTTGCGGAGCGCTTCGCTCGCCGCTGCTTCCGCCGGAAGGATCTCGTCGAGGTCGTGACCCCGACTCCTTCCGCGTCCTTGACTTCTTCGCGGAAGCAAGGTGGCGTTCGAGAGGAAGTTCGAGGGTTGTACATGCGTTGGCTGGTCAATGCTCCTTTGGACATTGCCCCTGCCGAGGCATGGCAAGACTCGATTTTCTCCTCCGACTGGTTGGACCCTACTGAGGTGTCCACCATTCGTCGCAACAAGTCCACCGCCCACGTTGCCCGAACCGCTGCCTATATGACGGCGGTCGGGGACCTGAAACACCGGGTCCTTACGGTCCCGGAGCGCGGGTGGAAACGACGTGTCGTTTCCGCCCCGCCGGCGTTTGCCACGGTGGCCGGCACGGTTTTAAACCGGGCCATGCTTTCCGCGGTCGCCAGGTGGGGACCCTGCGCTGCGTTTCTCCGAGGCGACCGCCGCGGTGCCGTTGAGTCCGTTCTCGACCATGCGTACATGGGAGATCGGATTGTCTCAACGGACCTAACGGCCGCCACGGATCGACTCCCACTCGACTTGATTCGAGGGGTCGTCGATGGTCTCGTAGACGGTTGGGAGGGCCTTCCACCTGTTTGGGCTGAAGCCCTGTACGCCTTGACAGGCCCGCAGGTTCTCCAGTACCCTTGGGGGCAGGAGATCACGTCCCA